CATGCTTGGTGTCGGTGCCCTCCTCATTGATTGTTATATTAAATCTATTTGTAGCAAGTCGTCATTCACCAATCCTGCAGATGACTCATTCTGCAGGTGGCTTGTCAGTCTTGTACAGTGGCGGACTGTTCTCCTAAATAAGAGTATCTCACGAGGGAGATGCCTCCAGGTAAAGCCTTTCCCCTTCCTTGACTGACGTTCGGAAGGGCGAATGGTAACCATGCACCTGGACGGGACTTTCGCGTGTAGCCGTGTCCGCAATTAACGGCCAGAGGGATGAGTTTAAGGACTTCCCAGGTCTGGCTTGTCTATTCGACTTTTGTTTTCGACAACAAAATGAGAGCCTCTGCTGCTTCTCGTTGTCTCTTCGTCCTATACCGCAGGCCTCGCGGGCGATACTTGCGATACGGCTGCGTCGGCACATAAGGCACAGTTGGTGTCGTGAAGGGTCTTGGAACAATCTTCTCCAAACCCTGGACATCGTATTTCTCTTTGTAGCTTTCCAACATGTCATCGTATGTTACTGTTAGCATGAGGCAGCCATGGGCTATCTCTGCACGTTCAGCAATTTCGATCATCTGAGCTCGTCTCATCTCGTAATGCTCACGACCATAAGCAAACCATTCGCGTAAAGCGCCATCTATGATTTGCATGGCTTGTTGAGCACGAGTTATAGATTTCGAGCGAAGTACTGCATGTAAAGCTTTGAAGATTGAATCCTCGTCCAGCGCTCCCATTATGAAGCCCGTATCTGGACTGAAGATGTTCTTCCGTTTCAAGAGATCTGCATCCTTATCCTTCATGTAAGGTACAGGGTCTGATTCCTTGTCCGGCATGGTGAACAACATATCACGTTCTTCCAAGAATTCTGCCACAGAAATGTGATTAAACTCTGGGAAGTCCTGGTGAACGGAGCTCTTGGCATCGTCACCATAAGTGATTAGCGCACACACATCACGAAATTCAGGAAGATCTTTACGATCCCTGCAAATGTGATAGTATGCGCAGCGGAAAAGCAAGGCATTGACAATTGAGTTGATGTACACTGTAAGATTCTGCCCCGAGGGGTTTGATCCATAGTGCTGTATCAAATCTCCATTATATGCCATAAGTGGGTAACAAATATCTGTGGCGATACCTTCCATAACCTGGAGGTCGCGTTCAGAATACCCACAATGCTTCCCGATGTCCATCATGATTCGGAACGCAGAAAACATCACTTGCGCAGGCATGCGTAAATCATACTTGCTGTAATCTCCAGCAAGAATTCGATTTTCCCCGTACTTCCTCACGTGCTTGGCCAACTGGTCCCATTCAGGACCCTGCGCGTTGATACCAACAGCACACTCGGATGTTAAAGGCATCATCGAAATGATACGTGCTATAGGCAAGTAATACTTGCGAACCAGGAGTTGCAATGCCGTAGGCGCTCCCTGGAAAACCCTGACCTTGTCCTTAGTCAATTTTGTCGCTTCATCCTTCAGACATGCTTTGAATATTGGATAGGCTCTTTCTCCAGCGAGATAAAGCTCTTCCATTTCATAGGCGTGTTTCCAGAACATGGGATCCAGCTCGGCTGGACATTGATGATCTGGATACTCTTCAGGATCCAAAAGCGTCAAGAAGTTAGACTTTGGACCGGACAGGGGAAAACCAATGGATGTACTTGGAGGCATTTTGTCAACAAATCTCATCCCATCAATACCACAAACGGTTTCCATCTCAGTCAAGGGTCGAACTTGAGACTTCATCTTCGGCAACTGATCCAACGCCTTCAATACAGGGACAATGTAGTCCTTTGCTGCACGAGTGAGCAATGATCCTTCAATTCCCTGAGAAGGTTTGGTAGAATACTGAAGTGAGGCCTGAAAAGGCCAACCCTTTCGAAACTTCGGTGGTCCCCATTTCTGTGGTACTCCTGTGACATCCTCAACATGTTTGGAGATTATGGTGTCTTCTACTTCAGAATGGTAAGTGGCTCTTCCAGTGCACTGTCCATAGTACTTACAATATGCTCCTTTTGGGAGGTAGTTGATAGCACTTTTGGGATGCACGTCGGGACCCTGGTAAAATTGTATGTCATAGAGCTGTTTGGGAACAGTTCCCTCACTCTTTGCCAAAACAACACCGGGTTTCTCCGACAGGGCTTGCTTAGCATTTGCCATCTGATCTTGAGTCAGCAGGCCACTACATCCATCGACATGTCCATTGACTCCACCAAGGTGGAATCCCCCAATCAAGGGGCCTTTAGTTTCCGTCACCAATGCACCCATACACAATCCTTCGAATGTGTTCATAGGTAGCTTATAACGAGAACCAAAGAATGTACATGCCTTTGTGAAAACTGGTCCTGGGTTCATTTTAGTCTTCGGCGTTTTGCTGCTGACCTGAAGTTTGCTTCCGTCTTCTTTCTTATACACAAAACGTGCTGGAACAGAAGCGAAGCGCGATTCCGGTAAGTATGCAGTTAAGTCCTTCCAATCACCACCGTTGGGAACCCAAACGAGTGATAAATCGGTATTAGGTACTCTCACGCTATGACCTTTATGAATCCATGTCTCAAAATTCCCACCAATTAAGGTGGGATCATGGCGAGTAACAGAAATCTTCATGTCATCCTCAATCCACATATGATGTGGAACCAATGCAATGTTTGAACAAGGAAAGAATGCGTCGCAAACGTATACCTTGTC